TCCACCAGGCCTCCTAGTTCTAGGGCTAGGTCCTTCATTTTCTGTTTCGCATTTTCTTCTAAAATATCTTTTGGGTGTTAGTGTTTGTTTTATAATGCCGTTCGCTACCGCAAGCCTTCGACTATACCACGTTCCCTTCCAACCGTTGCGCTTACCGAGTAGTTAAGACAGTCCTATAATGTTAGCGCCCAAGCTTGCTAAGTCGGGCGCAGCCATAAGCTGACGTATCTTATCCTTGTTCCTCCAAGCCCATTTGGCCCCCTTCTGCAAAAATTTTCCGATCATCTCTAGGTGAGAGTCATTGGGCATCGCAGTTGGGAATCCAGACAGGGCTGAAGTCGCACTCCAAATAAGTTCCGGGTTGACTGGTGACGGTGTCGTTCCGAAGAGTTGTGTTGTTGTTAGTAGTTCCCAGTTCCACACTATGCGGACTCTGGCGGTTGCATCGGCTGACGATGCTGTATTCCCTGCTGCGACCATGAAGGAATAACCTTCATGGTAAAGGGCAGTACCAGCCGTGTCGTCTGAGACATCGGACTGTAAACGTCGATACTCCGTATCGTGGTTGCTCTGAGGCGCCCAAACCACGTAGGTTCCATGCCGCAGACTACCGGAAAAGGATCCGGGTCGTGAAGCAATTTCTCCATACGTGAGACTGGGTGTTGCACCATCGAAAGGGCTTTCAACGCTGGGATACAGGCGTGAGGCGATCTGGCCACCTTTGGTAACATCTCCCTGATAAGTGATCAACATGCTCCCCGATACAGGTCGTATCGCGGAGAAATTGTCCAGCACTGACGCAAGATCCAAGATCGGACTTGTGGCAACCAGGCCCACCGGATCTGAAGTAGGTGATCCGGCGTTAATAAGGTAGAACATGGCTATTTTACGCATACTCGAACCATTGGCATGGGTCATTGAGATTGAGCGTATGTAGGCCATTGAGGCTGTCCAACCTGTCCAGGCTGCAAATGCTGCTGTTGTATTCACTATACCGTGAAGATTGTTACCTGTGGTGGGGAAGGTAAAGGTCGTTGTAATGTCGGGGAGAGCGTTTCCGTTGATGTCGTTTACTCCCATTGTGAAGGTATTAACCCCTGTTCCTAAGTTACCATCTGAAGAGATGGAGAAGGAATCAGGCCCCTGCATTGGCCAACCAAAGAATTTTCCTTGGTCGATGTGTGGTACAAGGGCTAGCCCATCACCGTTCACGTTATTATGGTCGACAAAAGCCGCCATCGCGATGGGGATAGGCGCACACTCCAGGATAGTCCATGGAGTGGCAACGGCCATAGCGCCAGGCAGACGTCCCTTGATCCGAAACTCCTTTCCATTCTTTAGTACCTGTGGTACGAGAATGGGTTGTTGGATTCCGAACCCGGTGTCTACCCCGATGCTCCACACGGGGCCAACTAAAGTTAGGCCCGCGGAAGACGCGCTTGAGGTCATTTGGGTTAAGGCTGCATCAATGTCTGGGTAGGCGACAACAGAGAAACGATTATCCACATAGGCGACATCTATCTCTTGTATACTCTGAAACTTGTACGAGGGCGTCGACGCAAGGTCAGGAACACCATGGCCCTTACACGCTTCCGCATCCAGCAAGGTCTTGAGATACCAATTATCTGTATCTGGTCTGGGGATGTAGTCACGATCGGGTGCCATAGATGTTACCGCGCGCGACCGACCCACATTAGTAGTTGCGGATCTGGCCAGGCGTTTCACGGACGAAGTTTCACGTTCTGATACAAGGTGTTGTTTCCACCGTGCTTCTTTATCTTCATTGGAGAGTCCAGCATAGCGCGGACGTTCCAGGAACTCTTGTTTTGTTGTAGGCATTGTTTACAAAATTGTCTATTTTAGTATGATATTTTAAAACTTATATACTAGCAGTTTCAGGCCCCACCCCCCTAGCGTGGCAGGGTCCTACTGGCCAGCCTCGGGCGGTCGCACACACTGATCTGTGGCGACACCTTTGGGCTTCATTGCGCGCGTCTGGTCTCTTCGGCGTTTGGCTCTTGACGGCCTTGACTTCTTCTGTTTGTCCTTGGAGTCCTTCCTTATCAAAGGAACTTCCTCGGGTTCGATCCATGCCTCGAAATGGGAAGGCATACGGACCGCCTGCGCAACACCATCCACCTTGGGCGTCTTGAATTTCACTTTGTCAGTGGTTGGTACTTCGGAAGGGAAGTTTCCAAACATAAATTCATCGATCATGTAGGATGTTTTGATGCGGTAAGGGTGGTCCGTCCCCATAAAGGAGGGAAGATCGTCCAGAGTCTGGGCTTCATCGATCGCTTTCTCAACGTCAGGGTAATCAGGTGAATAGTTACAGAACACTATATCAGCTAACACCGGGTCGGTCGGTCCGTAGATCGGTTCATCGGCGAATTGGTCAAACAACTCTCTGGTAATCTTCATCGTGGTAGTACCACCCCAGTCTTGTTCCTCCGAAGCCATCGTAAGTTGTGCCAGATCGACGCGATTCCTGAACTCCATCTCTTCGTCCCAAGCGTTAGTAAGATCTAAGATCTTATAGGCTAACTTGGTGAGTATGGGTGTAACAGGGTCGGTGATCAGCACTGCCGATGCTTTGAGGATCAGGGCAGTTCTGTCTGAACGAGAACCAGGCGTCGTGTTAACGCCTAATGATGTGAGCGCGCGTAGCACATCGCGAATAGAAGATCCGCAATTGCTAGGGCTGAGGTAAATCCTACCTAGAAAGTCTACAGGTTGGTAGGTCTTCAGGACATCAATCTTGAGTTTGACACCCAAGTTAACTGCAACTTCCTCAAACACGTTTCGCATTCCCTCAACGCCGAAACTAAGTCCGTCGTCACCTCCATAGACTCCCAATCCTTCCCAAGCAGGCAGATCATTAAGACCGGCCATTCGGTAAGAAAGGTAGTTGATGAGGGCATTGAGAATGGTATTCGCAATTGAAGTGTCTGGACTACCAGACAGCTGCATATAACCCGAGTTGATAACCGCAAAACGAGTCCTAATGGGCAGATCCTCCATTTCTGCCAAAATATTGCGGAGGTGGCGTTCATCGTCCGGAAACAAGGTGAGCATGATCAGACACCATTGAGTCCAGAGCCACTTTCCACGTGAGCCATCCCATCTACTATAATCGGTAATGGCCACTGTCTTATGTGCGCTACCCAGGGCATGGATCCGCTGCGCTAATTTCCTCGGGTGCTGCCCAAAAGCATACCAAACAAGTCGCTTGGCTTCTTCTTGGACGGCATACGTATAGGTGGAGTAACCCAACTGGTGGTTCATCTCCAACGTAATTATATTGCGCGGGTCCTTGGGTTCTGAGTACACCTCATCTTTCTGGAATGCGCGTGCCATCTCTAATTCGGGTGTCAGTCGCGGACCACTGTTCCATGAATACATGGCAGCTTCACGCTTAGCGACTTGAGTTGTTCTTTTCTGTTTGAGCAGAACCTCCTCAATTGTTTTCCGAATTAACTTAGGCCGCCCATTTAGAAGGGTGGTCGTCAGACGCTTGCGAAAATCCTTCGCATATCTGTCATATGTCTCGGGCACGTCCTCATCTGCATTCCTCTGATCCTGAATCCGGCCTTTGATACATCGAAAGGTCGAATTGGGGCAGTTAGTAGGGGCAACCCCGCTCAGATAGAATGGTTTGAGAGACATGGTAGCACGTCCTTCCTGGGGGACGGGCTCACAGCCACCTAACGGCGAATAAACTGGGGAGAATTCGCTCGCAGCCAACCAGGTCCAGTGCTCTCGGTTCAGGCTGGTCCGCAAGTAGTCATAGACTAGCGCATAGTGCGCATCACTCTCATCTTCATTGAGCTGGAACTTAATAGTCCCAGTGGTGAAGCTGGAGGCCTTTACGGATCGGTACTGACATTCGAGTCTGTCCAAAAGATGGCGGTCAACAATCGTTGATGTAGGCGTACCCGTGAGCTGCATTTCTACAACGGGTTTTCGGTTGGTGTAGGAGTCGAGACGGTTATAGGCACCATCACACACATCTACGCGACTCATAGGGAG